CTTTCAAATACACAATTAGAAGAATAGGAATCTTTAAGAAAGGTTCCATTCCTACTTTCAATAGGTTGAGTAAGTGGGATTCTTTCAGTAGCCATTATTAGCTCCTGTAAGCACTATACCCAACAGACCTATAGTCAGGAGTAAAGAATGTACTAGTAGACTCTACATCCCAATCTGTAAGTAAGCTTCTGTATGCTTCTGCTCTTTGAGTAAGTTCTTGTCTAGCGTTCATTGGAACACCATATTCAAGTGCTAGTTGATCTGCAAGATTCCAAACTAAACAATTCATCCACTCATTAGGAAAGTTTGGTACTTCTAAAGCAGAATTAAGATCGTTTAGAGGTAGTTGAACTACCAAGTGGAGTGCTTTATAAGTACTAGTATTAACATCGGGTGTTAGGTATACATATAAAATACCATTTAGTTGTTTAACACTATAAAATATACTGTTAGTTGTTCCAGTAGAAAACTTAGATCCTAATGTGTTGTACTCTTGTTTAGATATTATCATTACAGGAGTATCAATATAAATAGTAGTTTCAGTGCTTCTATAAAAACCTTGAATAACTTTTAAAGGTTTATCTGTAATAGCAACAGTAGGTGCTAGGCTATCATACATTAGAGTTGATGTAGTTCCTCCTAGTACATAAGTAGTTTGATTTGTTGTAAGAGGAATAATAATCTCTGTGTTCTTCCACAGTTTTAATCCTTCTACACTTAACTGTTTAATAAAAAGATTTAAAGACAAAGCAGCATTAGCAACTGTATTTGCATCAGGCGTATCTCCTATTTCAAGTACACCTAATTTACGAAGTGCTAAAGAAATGATTTGATCTCTTGTTACAGTGTACGTAGAACTCATAGTTATCCACCAGTTAAAAAATCATTTAATCCAGGATATAGTTTACCTGCTACAGCACAGCCAGCAATAGCTGTAGGAGGCATAGCTATAGAACCCTCCATAGTACACACAGGACGATATCCATTGTCTATATCTGCTCTAGCACACTCTGCTTCTCCGTAGTCAGCAATACCTTGACAAGTAATAAGAGTACAAACAAAAGTAAATGTATCTGCTTGTTCTGGCCTTGTAAATGGTGGTACTTGTTTGTCTGCTACACCCTTTACAAAATCTTGGGGTTGTCTAGTTTCCCAATCTCCTTGACAGACCATAAGTCCGTCCCATCTTTTTTCTAGATCAGTGTTTTTATAGTCTCTACCACAAACATCACAAACAGCTTTCCAAGAACCATTGTCCCACCTTGTTTTGTACGACATAGTATTTCATCCTATAAATTCTACAACAGAAGTATAGGGTGCAGCCTCAGTAAAGGTAATTGTAGTAGTTGTGGTTTCAAGATAACTAGTACCTAAAACTTGTCTAACACCATTAATAAAAACATCTAAGGTATTAGCACCAACATCATAAATAAATGGAACTGTAAATACTGTTTGACTTGCTGCAGCAGTAACAGTGCCTCGTTGACGACCTTGGTAAACATAGTTGTTAACGTCATTTAACCAAGAAGCAACTATAGGTGTACTTTGATCAATAAAATAGGTGCTTGCCATTTTTGTTCCTAATAACTTTATTTGTCAGACTTTTTATTCCACATCTCAAATAACTGCTTGACTTTTTCCTCTAGCACTGCTACTCGCAAATCAAGCTTTGCCAAGACAATGATCAAAGTGATGATTGCCAACAGGATGGGCCATGCCTTTGACAAAACGTCGAAGAAGTCCATTCACTTGCTGCCTCGCTCAATCAGCCTGTCCAATTTGGCATCCATCTTCTCAAGCTGCGCCCGTTGCAATACCGTTGCATCCCGCTGGGCCATCAGTTGAGTCTCGACGATTGTCAGCCGCTGCTCAATCTTTGAAACGTAAGCCAGCACTGCCCCAACCAGTATCAGCGTGCTGATGACATGGGTAAGCTGTATTTCCTTTTTAAGATGCCAGCGCTCGGCTCGGCGTTCAACTAAAGTTTCCATTTGTCTTTTATAGGTTATTCAGCGGCTCGTGCCTCGACTTCGTAAGGATTCATTCTATAACCGTAGCGCAGCATCCACCATGTGTATTTGATAGCGTACAGCACTTTGCCATCCCGCCGCATCTGTTCTAAGTGCATCATTTCATGCCTAATCAACGCATCGTGTTGTTCAAAGCCGGGGGCCATGTAAATGATATTCCAGAACGATGTCCAGCCCTGGAAACCACAGGCTTTCATGTATCGCAAGATTAGGCCAGAGGCGGTGCGGATCATGGTTAAGCAGCAGCAGCCTTGTAAGCAGTCACCACAGCATCCGTATGCGTTGCTTTGCAGATAGCTTTCACACGGGCGTCTTCGGCGCTGTAGTCATCACCGGGGGCAACGACGTGACGGTGGAATGAGCCGCTGATCTGCTTGCCGTCTTCCATGATGGCGGTCTTGGTGCGAACTTGCACAGCGCCGCTTTCGATCACTTCAATCAGATCAACAGAGATTACTTTTTCAAGAGACATGATATTTCCTTTTTTCCAAAATGGTCATCCAACCAGTTATTAAATTTATCTACGATTTGTATTGTTTTGCTCTGTATTGTCATTAGCAACATTATTAAAATTTGCTGCGTTTTGCACATAAAAAATTACATCAAAAACAAAGGCAGGAGCTGGGTTTCTTGTATCATATTCGTTATTGTTCTCAATTACAACACCTCGGTAAGTGTTTGCAGCGCCCAACAATTCAATGCAGCGAACGCCGTTTACGCCCGATCCAGCATCTGGGCCTGGATTGTCAAAATCATTATTCCTGATAACTAGGCTAGTTAATGAGTTAGAGCATTGAATACCGCGATAAAATCCATTAGTGAATCGGTTGTTTTCAATGTTTCCTCTAAGCGAAGCAACAAATACTAAAAATGTACCTTCGTAAACTAAATTTCGCAAGGAATTATTTTTAATTTCAATTTCGGCAGAAGATGCATCTATACCCGTAGTAAACAAATCATCTTCAGTTTCTGATCTAATTTCATTATTGTTAAAGTAAAAGCTAGACGAGCCAGAATAATACACAGCAAGTCTTGGTGAACCCGGCCAAGCGCCGCTAGTATCTGCTAACTGAAAATAGTTATTTTCAACACTAAGGTTTGAACTGTTATTGCTGTATATAAGACTACGCCACATTGGAACAGTAGCGTCGTCAAATTTTAAAGTATTACCTGTTACCTTGGTGTTATTAGCTCCTTGTAACCAAAAAGCGAATCTGTCCAAAGCAATAAAAGCTGCATTGACTAATGAGTTGCGAATAGCATTGTTTGAAATAATAATGTTATCGTTTCCAAGTGTAATAACGGCATCTTGAATTGTCATAATTGGCAATCGGCAGGTATCAATTACGTTGCTGTCAATTACACAATCTTGGATTGACCCAACCGAAATACCTTTTGCATCCGTATAAATACAAATGTTATTAGCAATTATTACATTTTTAGTTCTAACTGTGCTAAGAGTTGCGGTGTCATGGTTTGCAACAATAATACGGTCATCTACAGAGCCATAGGTTCCAGCCGTTGTGCCATCCACAATATTATTTGTAATAATTATATTTGCGGCTTCATAACCAACCCAAATTCCAGTTGAACGACTACCGTAAATGCGGTTGTTATCTACTAAAACATTGTAAATTCCTAGAGCGGTAAACGTAATACCCCAATAAGTAAAATCTTTTAATGTGCAATTTCTGACCGTAATGTTATTGCATGGCTGAATAAAATTGATCATGTGATAGTTATATATAGTAACACTTAAATTTGTTTTCAGTGTAATACCATCAATGACTACATTGCTGATTGACCCTGATGAGTCATTAGCCACAATTAAATTTGCTCCATCACTGTCGCCTGGGTTAACGTATGTGCTTAAAAGTGTTCCAGTACCAAAAAATGTTGTATTGCTTTTAATTCCAAGACTAGACCTAGTTCCTGGACTAGAAACTGGCGCACTGTTAAGTTTATACACCCCATCGGGAAGGTATACCATGCCACCAACATCAAGCGCCGCTTGAATTGCTGCGGTGCTATCTGCAACACCTGTTGGGTCTGCTCCAAAATCAAGAACATTGACTGGCGCTCCACTTATCATGGAATAGGAAACTTTTGTAAGAGACATTTTTAGTTCCTAAACTCTGTATGAAATAGAGCCAAACATCACAGTACTACTTCCTATTACCGCAACGGGAGAGGTCGTAGATGCAGCAGCAACGGCTAACCCATTTAATGTAAGAGTGGTGGTGCTGGCTGAATTAAAAAATGTAAGAAATGTCATATTAGTTATAAGTGCTTCAAACAAACCAACGCAACCTGCTTGTTCGTTAAAACTAGCAGATGATGTAAATGGTAGTCCACTGATTACGCTGGTGCTTCCAGTTCCAATGGCTGTTAGGTGCAATCGAAACTGACAAGTAACTACATTCCCCACTTTGACATATTCCCCCTTGTTAGCAGGGTGGTACGTAGCAGTCCCGCCAACACTAGGTGTCCAAGTCCCCTCCTCATAGTCAGCCAGCAACTCGCTGGTCATCGTGCCAGAGCCTTCTGAAGTAATAGAAAAGTCAATGCCTTTGCCTGCTGTGCCGATGACAAGGTTGCCTGTAGACAGGGTAACGTCACCTGATAGCGTAGGCGTAGCAGACAGTACCGTGTTGCCAGTGCCTGTGCTGGTGGTAACGCCAGTGCCGCCGTTGGCTACAGCTAATGGTGTTGTTAGAGTTAACGATGCTGCTAAAACAGCACGACCAGCAGTTAAATCAGATACTGCAACTTTAACTGTAGCACCACTTTGGACAATTGGTAGTACTTCAGTACCTGCAAGTGGCGTAGAAGAAGCTGTTAATGCAGAGATTTTTTTATCAGCCATGATTATTCCTTTAAGCTAAAACAGCACCTTGTAAAGAAAACACCCACCAATCAGTGTCTACAAATTGCAAAATGCAGCTGTCACCTACATTGGTAAAAGTAATTGTTGTTCCATTGCCCAAGTTTGTGGGGGTTAAAACACCAGAACCTCCGTCAACAAAATGCACAATAGTTTTAATTTGTCCGTTAGTTCCATTAGCTAGAGTCAGTGCTTGACTTGCACCAGTAGAAGTAAATTTTGTTATTGTTGTAGTTAGATTAACAGCACCAGCACCACTCAAGGATTGTACTGACCCAATCAAAGCATTTGATAAAGTAGCTGCTCCTGTTACTGCCAGGGTGCTAGACAAGGTGGTAGCACCTGTTACACCAAAAGTTGTGCCAACAGTGGCTAAACCAGTAAGCGCAAGGCTTGTACCTGTAGCAGCACCCAATACAGGAGCAACAAAAGTTTTATTAGTTAAGGTTTGTGCTGTATCTTGTGTAGCTAATCCACCTGCTTGACTTAGGTTTGTTACTACTTGTGCTGTAGTAGTTGGTGGACTACCACTTGAGTTTGCAATAGCCGTATAGATAGCAACATTAATATCATTGAGCCAAGGAGACACAATAACTGTTCCACTTGTAAATACAGTTGAAGTCATAAGTATCCTTAGTTCAACAAAATGTTACTACTGTTTTCTTGTAGTAGTAGGTCTTCTGTTTCTAGTAACAAAAGAGAGTCTATGTATGGGTCAGAAGTAACTCCGTACAAATCTGTAGCTACACCGTACTGTGTAATAGTAGGTGGCCTCGGTTCTTCAAACCCCCCATATTTGCTATCAGCAATAACGCTCATAACTATACACCCATGATAATTTCAACAGTTGCACTTGTACCAGTAACAGCAGAAACATTAGCCCTTACATATTTCCAAG